ACCTGCCCCTTCGCGGATTCGTTTATCTAATGCTTTTTTGTCCGCCTTATTCATGTTTTGTCTGGCAACTGGAACCATAAGGTCGGCAGTCATAGTGGAAAAGTCAGTGCTGGTAGCGCCCATCTGGTAGGGAATATAAAGCGGTGACCTGCTAACTCCGTCCAGCTCGCTGGCAGCTTTGGCAGCATTCAACAGGCCTGTAATTTGTCCTTGGTCAGAAGCCCACAAAATGCCTTGCTCTAGGTTTTGAAGCTGCCTCATATAGTCTTGCCCGCCATAGCGAGTCATATCTACAGGTAAGCCGTTTACGCCAACTACACGAGAAAGGTCACCTCGACTAGTGTCTGCCATCCCAGACACAAAGCCTCTACCCTCTAAGTCTGCTGCACTTAAGAGACGAGCTGGGGCAAGGTCTTGCCCCTTCTCTACCTCTAACTGCATGGCATTGACGCCTTCTGGGTCTTTTACGCGCTGCAACAGTTTAGTGTCTCGCGTTACCCTTGGCGCCTGCTCAATTATCCCAAGCAATCCATCATATGCGGCCTTTCCCGCAGGTATCATGCCCGCCAATAACCCGCCAGCGCCAAGCACAGTGCCAAGCACATCGCCCTCATTGTAAGCGTCAACAGTATCGGCGGCACCTGTACCACCACCTAAAAATGGCAAATAGTCAGCAACACCCAGCAATTTTTCAGCCATGCGGTAGTCGCTTCGATCTCCACCTAGTGCCTCTGCTATGTAATCTCTAGCCCGATCACGGTAACCCTGCTCTACAGGCTCGATTGTTCCAAGATCTGGCGCTCGTGACATTGCGTAGTCTATGCCGGCATTTTGCGCTGCAGTGGATGCTGCATCAATAACCCTGCCAGAAACACCCTGAGAACCTTCGCTCACGCCCAATATGTTCTTGCCTTTGTACTCAGGGTCAAACGCAGCAGACAGCAAGGAGCGGACATCCTCTGGGTTGTATGTCACGCTCTCTCGGATCATATTCCCCTGATCTGGGCCGCCAATGTCCATGCGCCCGTATCCACCACCTTGCACTATATCGGCAAGCCTTTGGAACATTTCTCGGTTAGTCTCGCCTTGCTCTCGACGCATATCTGGATTGGCAGCGATTGCGTCTCTGCGATTGATGGAATCACCGCGCAGAAGAACAGGAGTTATGTTATCGCCACTGTTGCCGGCTGCATACCTGTTGGCTACTTCTGGGTTATCGCTTGTGTAAACACCGGCGCCCATCTTGCCGTCACTGCTAGGGCGAAACTCAAGAATGTCAGATTGGCTGCCATGATATTGCGGAGTCATGTCATAGCCTTGCTCACTAGCCCTAGCCATGCGCGAAGCCTGATCCATTGGTAGTTCACCAGTAGCTATGCGCGCAGCAACAGACTCAGGATAGCCAGCAGCAACTAGCTCTTGAACAGTCTTGCCAAGTTTATCAAGTAGGCCCACAAATAAATCTCCAAACAGTTATGCAGAGATTATATCACGCGAGACCTTGAAGGTTGCGGCGGATAGGATCGCCCCAGTTGCTGGTCTTCCTGTAGCCGACAGCTAGATATCTTAGTGCATCGGCACAGTGAGATGTCCAATCGTGCAATGGACGCCCCCGCCATGTCATACCCTTGTCGTCGTACTCTCTGCGGTACTGGCGGATAGCATCGATAGCCCTTTCGCAGCGCTCCTTGTCGAACCAAGCGTTGTTGAGCATAGACCTTACCGCTTGTATACCATCGTCTACACCAAGCTGAGGCGCGATTGTGATGGGATTTAAGCCTAGTTGCATCAATGTCTCGTAACGGCTCTTACCAGTGCCCAGCTCTCTTACCCTGACATCGTGCGGCAGGATATGCTGTCCGTACACATAGCGCTTCTGCTCTAAGACTCTGGCGTAGTGATCTAAGCCAACACCGCTGCTTTCGTAGTAGTCAATCAGCCTGACCTCTGGGCCATTCATCTGAGCGAACCAGATCGCCGTAGAATCGCCCATACCCAAATCCCATGCAGTTACTACAGGTAGGGCAGGATCGTAGTTCACAGACGTTATACGGCCCTGTGCGTTAGCCTCTCGCATCTCAACGGCATAGTAGGCGCCATCCACGTGGATAAGCATCCCGCCTTCCCAGATATGCTCGTAGTTGTCTGGGCGGAGTCGCTGGTCTTCCAGTCTCTCTGCATTCAGTACCTTAGGGAACCACGGGTTATCGCGCCAGTTCAGCTCGACGATCTTGCTGTCCTCTGGCGGGTGTAGCCTGAATCGCTGGTGTGTAGCTGAGTGCTTAGTCTCAGGGTTCCATGTTACCCAGATCTCTGACTCATGCTCTCGTACTGTGGGGATAAGCTTAGACCATGCCGTCTCTGATACCGTCTCAGCCTCATCCACCCATGCCAGTATGATCCTAGCCTTGGACTTGATCGAGTCGAGATTGCGCCTTAAACCGGCAAAGGCGTAGTTGATCAAACCATCCTTAGATCTGATGTACTTCTCGCCGATCTCATAGTATGCGGATAGCCAAGGCACTGAGCGTATGGCAGCCTTGATCTCTTCAAGTGAGGACTCATCCAAGCTGTTCATAAACTCACGGGCGCAAAGTATCTGGCCTGACTTGCCCTGCATTCCCCACTTGTAACCCCATACAGCAGTCATCAGTGCGAATGTTCGAGTCTTGCCTGAACCTCGACCTCCGTATGATCCACGGTAACGGGCTTCTCCAGAGAATACAGGTACCAGCTTAGGCGGCAGCTTTATCTCTGCCGTGTCATTTGGCAGCTTATTCTTCGTCGCCACAAGTGACCTCTGCGCTCAGTAAGATCTTGACCGGCAAGCTCTCTCCGTGCGTTGTATGGTCGATTTCCTGCTTGTCGTTGTACCCATGCTTACCTAGGGCTAACTTAACCAGATTAGCGTTATATTCGCCTCTCAGGCCCATATCCCAGAGCACCTCGTGCTGGGCTTGCATGACTTGACCTAATATATCCGCAAACTCAGGTTTGTCTGGATCTTTTCCCCAGTCATAGAGGGTTGAAGTACCAATATTTAGGTAGCGGGCTAGGCCAATATGCGATGGGATTGCAGTAACGTAGGCATCCAAATAGGTGTGCGCCTTCTCTAGCAATTCAGGTGTGTACTTTGTTGGTCTCATCTTGTTCGCTCCGGAGTGCAAGATTATGGGTTAGCGCCTATTATAACTCAGTGCCAAACTGCTGATCTTTTATACAAGAATCAAGATCGGGCGGTATAGCGTCGTACTGATCTGATACAGCGTTGCACCATAACTCTAAAGCACTACGCATATTTGATCCATCGCTGGTGTCGATTATGTTGCCCAGTGTGGCTATCTTGTCATCGAAGCCAAAGTCATGCGCAACCTGCAACCAAAATTTAACCGTCGTATTCACTGATATGTGCCTCCACGATTGATACTCTAGCTATCTCCATCATAAGCAAGATTTCACCCTCTGGCTCTGTACTCGCTATAACCATAGTGCCTTCTTTGTTCCAACCCAACACCAACACTGAATCCAATTGGCCTTGTAGGGCTTCGAGGATGTCATCTGCAGTAGCTTTTGGTCTCAACTCAGTTACCTTGCCCATATCGTTCCAGCCTCTCTATCTCAGCATCAATGTAAAATCGAATCTTCTTTGCGTCTCTGATCATCTCTGAGTGCTCTACCTCACCATACCTGTAGGCAGCTCTAAAGATCTCACCCATCTGTGCGTTCATGTTCTTATAGCTGATCAAGTGCTGTAGTTCTGTAGCGCCCTCTGGCAGCTCGTAATAGCTGGCTGTTGATCCGTCCGACTTAACCTTCATGGCTTAATCCTTATCAAGGCCTCGATAGCCTCTTCAATGATCACCTCTATGTCGCGTTTGTTCTGCTCGTTGTCGTCTGACCAATACCAGTCCATGTGATCCTCAAGCAATGAAAAGGCCTTTCGATACACCCTAAGCCTCTTCTCTAACTCTACGCGTGTCATTTGAGGATCTCCTGCGGGGTTACCGTAACCCTCAAATATTCGCCTGACTGCTTGTGGTATGTAATCGCGTGTGCTGCCCGCCATGAGACGTAGCCCCCTCGTGCGCTGTAAGCATCCCTGCTGGCTAGGGTTGGATGACGCTCAACAATTGCTCCGCCCCCTTCAGCCATGTCTTGCTCTGTATGATGGTAATGGCCGGTGTGGATGTAGCAGTATTTAGCCTGCCCCCACATAGACCTGTAACGGGGCTCACTAGAAAATAACGCCGGCAGTGCTGTGTTCTTTTTCTTGTGGCCGTGATGAAAGCCCAGCATGATCTCGCCATGCAGGTGGGCGTAGTAGGGAAACTCTGTGTCGTCTATCTCTACCCTGTTGTTGCGTGAGTAGATAACCTTCATTGTCTTGCGCAGCCATAGGGAACCAATCAAATCGTGATTACCCTCAACCATCAAAACCTTGACCTTGGCAAAATGCTTCAGCATCAGCTCAATGGCAGCCATGATCACTTTGATAGCAACCTCTACCATCTTGCCGGTACGGCTGTCTCGATCTAAGTTATGGCCTGACAGGGTAGTTACCGCATCCAGCAGGTCGTAATGCAGGAAGTCACCCTGTAGGTTAAGAATGCCCAATCCAGACTTGGGTGATCCGTCGATCAATCGCTGTATAGCACCAAGAGCAACCTTTGTGGCTATCTCCATATCCCAGTCGTCGCCTGTCTCGTCTTGCCAAGCGTACATACCCAAGTGAAAGTCAGTCAGGGTGATTAGTGTGCAGAGAGATGAATCGGTAACGGTAGGCTTTGCAATGATGGGGGCGGGCTTCCAAGTAAAGCCTTCGATGGCTTCAAGTGCCGCTTGGTACTGGGCTTCTTTTTCTGGCTCTTGGATGTGCCATTGGGTTTTGATATTTCCCTCTAAGTCGTAGAGGGTAGAGACTCGCTTTGTGGTGAACCCACTTGCGGTAGGGTGGGATAAGCCGCGCTCTGGCTGATACCCTGACAATGCCGCCTTTTTCTTTACTGATCTTATCCCTTTGGCTATGGTCGAGTGATCCATGTTAAGAGCCTTTGCAGCCTTCCTGACGCCGCCGTACTTCTCTACAGCCTTTAAATAATCAATCTGCCTTGGCGTTGCATACTCGTATAGTGCGCTATCCATTTCCAACCCTCTCTAAATGATGCTTTATCTCAGCATTCAATTCCGCAAGCATATCATCATAATCACTTTTATACATCTTTTTTGTAAGCCGTTTTTTCTGTTCCATTTCGTCTACAAAGTCCCGTCCATAGTAGTCTATCATCCATTTAGTGTACTCCTGAGCTGCAGTACCGAACCGCATCCCATACGCATTGCACGATTTACACTGCGGGTGAACATTACACTCATCGAGAGCCCAATAACTGCTGTGCCCTTTGGGTATGTAGTGCCCGCCGTCCATTTCCTTCCAGTGGCCCATCTGCCCGCAGCTAACACAGGCAGCATAACCATTGTCATCGGCAGCTTTAAGGCGCACAAGTTTCTGCAGCGCCTCTAGGCATTTAGTTCTTGGTGTCTTTGCCATCTGGTTTCCCTTTGGTGTCTGGCTTCTTGAATATCTTATCCCAGTTAGACTCAAACTTCTCCTTGTCTGGTATGGGTCTGGGCTTGCTACCTTTTCCACTCATGCTTCAGTCTCCAAATCCCATTTACACCTAACCTCTTTTTGCTTCGAGGCTAAGAACATCTTGATTAGATCAAATCGTTGCTTCGCAGCTTTCTTATCCTTACCAATAGACAGATTTTTTAACATTTTCCTGTGCTTCCTCTGGATCTTGTTCATTGTTACACCTCTTAGGTTTTAAGCGCGGGTCTGGTGCGCTGTCAATCATCTCCGACGTTGTAAATCTATGGGCGCAAAATGGGCAGTGATATCGCCGCCATCTGTAGTCCTCACCTTGCCGCGTATCTTTGCATTTCGCTCGACCATCACATTCAGGGCAGATCATATCTTAGTGTACTCCCATCGTTGGTTGAGCGTGAAATCAGAATCGTACATCGCCCCCTTTCTGCGCTTTACTAACTGCAGGCGTCTTAGCCCATCTAAGCAGCGCTCATTGGTGCCAAGGCTTTTAGGCGTGTACCAGATACCTTTCTTCATTTCGTTGAATACAGCTCGCTGGCGTTCTGTCATCGCCCTGTGCTCCCAAAGCCGCCTTCGCCTCGATCAGTGTCATCTAAATCGTCTACCAGCACTGCATCGCCCATGTATGGCACTACAACCATCTGCGCAATTCTGTCACCAGCTTTGATCTCAATCACTTCGTCGCCTGAGTTGTAAAGTACGGCGTGTATGTCTCCACGGTAGTCAGAGTCGATAAGCCCTGCCAGCTTGTCTAAACCCTGTTTAACCGCCAATCCAGAGCGCGGATAGATCATCCCGCACCATCCATCTGGTATCGCACAGCTAACGCCAATTGGGTAGCTGTGGCGCACGTTAGGTCGCAAGTCAAAGCTTTTGGTCGAGTACAAGTCAAAGCCTGCACTGTGCTCTGTACCTCGCGTTGGCATGATTGCCGCCGGATCGTTTAGTTTAAATTTGATCATAATTTGTCCTTATTGGTTTTGACAACCAGTCTTGGTTGATTTTATTGAGTGCCAGTTCTTCTTTTGGCCCGTCTACACTCACTGAGTAACGGCCTACCTGAAAAGGCAGGCTATTGTCTACAATGATCCTGCTCTTGCCTTGCTTGCCTTGCGGTCGCAAATGCTTTTCTTCACAGACAAAGAATATTTGGCCATTGATGTATTTACGCTGTGCGGTACGATACAACCTAGATCGCAGTGTGCCGGCATTGATGTCCCTGCCCTGCACCATCTCAGTTAGGCCATACAATTTGCCATCCCAGATGACCTGCTTTTTGTAATTGCCATTCGCTGGCCCTTTGGGTGCGCCTGTCATTTCAAACCCGCCATGCAAGCCTCTGTGTCACAAATCGACATACTGTGCGCAATAATGAAAAAAACCAAACTTGCCCAAATAAATAAAGTCTGCCATGTATTCATAAGTCACCTACTATGCTTTTTAGTTTGTTAAGGCCAGTCTTTGCGGCCTGCTTTTTCTTTGCCTTTTGTTCATCCGACTCCAGCGCGGCAAACTGAAACGGCTTGTGAATTGCCAACTGCTTTTCTGTTCTGCACATCTTGGCAAACTCAATGGCACTTGGCGGCCAGCTCTCACCAGACTCGTGCAGCTCGTCAAGCCCCTTTGCTATTTGCTGCGGTGAAATGCCCTTCAAGGATCTCGCCCAACTCTCCGTTGGTTCCGATCCGAAGCTGCTCTCCCACCTGTGGCCGTATATCTCCAGCATTACCAGCCACAGCCTTTCCATCACCTTCTTGCTGGGCAAGTTTTTGACGGTATCTGTCTGCTGGCGAACGTGGTCTTTCACCATTTCTTTGATGTCCATGCTTGTCTCCTTTCACCCAGTCTGCTTTAAAGCCTACCCAGTTGCGTAAAACGCATTCTGCAAGTGCGTCTTCTAGTGGCCAACCTGCTGCCGCTGCTTGGTTGATAATTCCCGTTAAGGCTGTTTGCGTAAGGTTTGCCTTTGCTCGCTTCCTGTGGGCTAAAAAATCAAGCCAAACTTGCTCTGATACACTCTCAGGGCGCGTAGGCGCCTGTGTTTTAGTTTGGTTATTGGTTATTGGTTTATGGTTATTGGTTAGCATATCGTCCGCATTGCTATCGCCTTGCGTTGGCATATCATTCGCATCTTTTTGCCATCGCTTTTTAGCTGATTGCTTGGCTTTTTCGCTTTTTGCCCTGTATTCGGCAATCAGATCATCACAATCGCTATGATGATAAACGCCGTCAATAAGCTCAAAAAAGTCAGATATGACGTTTTTGAAAGCAGCAACCTCTTCATCTGTGCGAACGCAATGCAATCGCATTAGTTTGTTAATGTCGCCGCATAGTGGTTTTTCATACAGGTAGTATGTATCTATGAGAGATCTATAGATGCCATGCTCCAGCAAGCTGAGGTGGTTTGTCTCTCGTCGATAGTTCCCGACATTGAATGAATAAAAATGCATCAGATTAACCTGTATTCGGCATACTGCTTGCCGTTCCTTTTGATAGGTTTAGTGATAATGTTGTAGCCTTCTTGTCGCAGCTCACCAATACGAGCAGCTAACCTAAAGCAACCCCATCGCTCTAGCGCATCAATCGCTGTTATGCCTTCACCGGCTTCTAGCGCGTTAACTATTTCTTCTGTCTGGCTAAACTCTCTAGTTCTCATTTTTGCTCCTTTTGGCCCTT